ACGAATGGCTACAAGGGGACGCAAGAAGAATTTGACAATGCACAAAATCTACGAAGAAAAGTTTCGTAAGTATTTAGCAAAGAAAGAAAAACAAATAAAGAAATTGAAGAATGAAAGTTAACGCTGACGGTTACGCGCTATTGAAGAAGTTCGAAGGATGTCGTTTGAAGAGTTACCTCTGCCCTTCTGCTGTATGGACGATAGGTTACGGAAACACCTTCTACGAAGACGGAACGAAGGTTAAGGAAGGCGACGTTATAACACAAGCAAGAGCGGAGCAATTGGCGAAAAACGTTGTAGATAAATTCGCGGTTTCTGTTCGTGCATTGATAACGCAAACGCTCAACGAGAATCAATTTAGCGCGTGTGTTTCGTTAGCTTACAACATTGGAACAGGTGGGTTTAAGAAATCGTCTGTATTGAGAAAGGTAAACGCTAATCCTAACGATTCAACAATAGCAGATTCTTTTCGTTTATGGAACAAAGGCGGCGGTGTTGTATTGAAAGGTCTCGTTCGTCGTCGTGAAGCAGAAATCGAATTGTACTTTAAGAAATGAACACAGAAACCGAAATCGTTTTGATACACGAACAATTGCAAGAAATGGACAAGAAGATTGACCGTATTTATAACGTGTTAATCGGTGACGACCAGATGAAGATTGAAGGTCTTGTGAGCAAGGTACAAAAGCACGACAAGTATATTCAAAACCAACGCTTGCAGGTCGCTCGTTTGAGTGGTATTGCAGCCACCGCTGGTGTCATTGGTGGGTTAATTGTTCAACTTGTTTTGAAAGCAATATGAAAGAGAAATTGAAGTCTTGGTTGAAGGAACTATTGTCGAGTTCAACGAAGGTTTCAAGTAAGAGAATTATTTCTATCTTCGTTGTACTTAACTTAATTGCTTTTGCTTATATTGCCACCTTCAGCATCTACAATTGTCCGATTGAAATGTTCGACACGTTGGCAATTCTCGCAGGTAGTTTGTTCGGTGGTACGGTAATCGAAAAGTTCACAAAACAAAAATCAAATGTCAAGACCAAAGAGCGAAGCGAGGAAGATAGCGGTGGAGATTTGCAGTAAATTTCCCGACGCACCTTCTCATTCTTTAGCATCTAAATTATTCGCTGAATATCCAGAAGCATTTGATTCAGCGGAACACGCAAGAAACTACGTTCGAACAGTTCGTGGTAAAATTGGTAAGCATAGCAAAACATCATCAATCGACAAAGAATTAATGGATACAAAAACACGACCTTCGAACCCATACGCACTTCCTAAGTCTTATTCAAAGAAACGTCGTCACGTTGAATTGAAAGGCAATAAGTTTCTTATTCTTTCAGATGTCCATTTGCCTTACCAAGACAATGAAGCGTTGGAGTGCGCTATATCAGAAGGATTGAAACAGGAGTGTGACGCAATCATTTTAAATGGCGACGCGTTAGACTGCCATATGATTTCCGACTTTGTCAAAGATCCACGCAAAAGAAAATTCAAAGACGAGTTGTATTCTATTCGTCAATTCTTAGCTTCACTTCGTCACACCTTCCCAAACGCTCACATTTATTATAAGGAAGGAAACCACGAAGAACGCTATTGGAGATATATGCGAATCAAAGCGCCCGAACTATTCGACATTGACGCGTTCGACTTTCCCACATTGACGCATTGCGACAAGCACGACGTGAAATGGATTGACGGAAAGAGTAAGTTAAACATTGGTAAACTTTCAATCTTTCACGGACACGAATTTGGAAAACAATTCCTTCCTTCTGTCAACGTAGCGCGTGGTTTGTTTATGAAGACTAAGGTGAGCGCATTGTGTGGACACCATCACCAGACAGCTGAACACAATGAGAGAGACGCTAACGGAAAATTTATTACTTGTTGGGGTGTTGGTTGCTTATCTGAATTATCTCCCGACTACAACCCTTATTCGAAGTACAATCACGGCTTCGCTATCGTTGAGAAAGGAAACAACGGAGCGTTCAGCGTTCACAATTACCGCATACACGAAGGGAAAATCTTATGAGAAAGAATTTATTATTTGCAGTCTTGCTCGTTGTTGGAACGTCTATTATTTGGACGGTCATTTGTTGGAATTGGTGGGGACGAAGTGTTGCAAAAAACGCAACAACTGAAATTCAGAAACAAGATAGCGTTATCAATTACAACGCTGGCGAATACGACCGCTTACTTGCTGAACAAATAGAACTTTATAAACAATTAAGAACTTATGAAGATGCTCAACTTACAGCCAAAACCACCTATCAAAGAACTCGTGATATTGTTCTTGTTCGAGATACTATTACTCGCGTGGATGTCGTACGTTTGGTGAACTCCTGCGACAGCGTAATTGCTTCCGATTCACTTGTAATTAACAACCTCAAAGAACAATTGAACATTGAAGGTGAAAAGATTGACAACTTACAAGAAACAATCGTTGCTTATGAACAGAAGGAAGACATATTGACACAGGAAATAAACACTCTAAACGTTGAAAAGAAAAAGTTAGACAAACAAAAAAAGCGCAGAAACCACGCTTTAATCTTTACAACGTCTGTCGCTGCTCTTTCTACTTTTGTTCTGAGTGTTTTATTTTAGATTCAGGAACGTAGAACTTCAAAGAGAACTCAATTGCTTCACTTAAGAAAGCGTTGCGACTATTCTCTCCTCGTTTCTCGTCTATCTCGTTCCACAGGTCTTTGTGCAAGTAGACACATATTCCTTTTTTAGTTTTGCTTTCTGGCATATTCCTTAAAGTTTTGAATGTAAAATTCGTCTAATAAATCAACCGTCCTTTCTGCTCCGTCGTACTTCGATTTTGCGTGTAACATTTCGTTGTTTGCGTTTCTATTTTTGTCTGGGTATTTCGCTACAAATTCAGCAAATTCAATTAGCATTTCTTTTTCTACGCGTCTGCAATAAGCATATAAGTTCGTAATAGTTTCGGCTTGTAATTCATAAGGAACATTTTTTTTTATGTCGGCTAACTCGTGAAAAAAGTATGCAACAGGTGTTTTGTTAATTTCCATCTTCTTCAATTTTTAATTTCTTCAAATAAAGGGCAAGGTCTAACGCTTCTTCGTATGCGTGTTGTAGCCATTCAGAACGAGTTAAATCGGTGCGGTCGAGTGTTGTTCCATACGTCTCCATTCCCTTCAATTCTCGCGCTTCTAATTCGGCAATGACTTGCGTCAATAAATTACTTTTCTTCATTCTTTGACATCATTGAACCAATCATAAGCGCAAGATAAATTTTCTCTTTCGCGTTCAAGTCCTTTCGTTGTGAAAGTTCAAGGAGAATGTCGCCTAAAATCTTTCCTTGTTGAAAGTAGTTCGCGAGTGAATTAACGATTTCGCGTTCGCGGTCGTAAGTCATTTTTAAAGACTCGTATAGTGGTGTGTTTTTCATTCTTGTATGTTTTCTATTTCTTGTTTTACTTTATGAGCAAATTCAATTACTTCTTCGTGTTCTTGCATATGATTAATCATTGCATCCATTTCAATTTGACACGCGTGTTTTATTACTTTTATAGGACTATTTGGATTCCAAGTTCTGCTTCTTGTGAAAATTTCATCAGCATATTGTTTTACAAATTGCTCCATTGTTGTTATGCCTTTTAAGGCTTCTTCTATTTCATCGTATCCGAAGGCTTCTATTATTTTCATTGTGCTAATATAATTAAGTTATGCTAACCTACAACATATTGTCCATAAGAAGGGTTGAGTTCGAAATACATTCGCATCATTATAGCGTCGGCAACGTCTGGACTTATTCCTTCGCGGTTCTTGATTACGTCCTTCGGTGTGACCTGCAATTTACCGTCAACGTCTGCGCGATGTCGCTTAATCATTTCTAATTCACGAATGATTTGTTCTTTGCGCGTACTGGATAAAATAGTGACCTTGTTTTCTTCAACGTATTGAGCGAGTTTGTAGTAACATTCGCTCTTTAAGTTTTGGTATTGTGGGTGTTTGGGTTTAGATCCGTTGACGAACCCTCGACATTTTAAGAAGTCAACCACTCCGCCACCAACACCGTCCTCGTCACACACTACGTCTTGCAATAAAATTGAATGCTGTTGACAGGTTAAGCGAATCTTGTTCACGACTTCGTCCAATGCTGCTCTATTCAACTCAATTATATCTATAATGCTAAGACCTTCCCAAACAATAATAATCGTTCTATCCTTACCGAAACGCGCAATGTCGGCTGTGATATACTTCTTGCCTTCATTGATTACTTCGTTTCTAAACATTCGAAGAAGATTCTCCGTGTTGAATAGTTTGTCGCTGTCGTCGTCGAACTCCCAGTTGCCTTCGAGCAGACGTTTGCGGTCATACTCTGGAAGTTTCTGTAAGTTCTCTAAATACGTCTGCGAAATGTACGGGTTATCGGTTGGTAACGCTTGAACAAAGGCGCGGTCATTTCTCAATTCACCTTTTAGATTAGCGTAGTAAAAGTCATTATACAACCAACCCTTTGAAGGGTTACAAGTCATCAAACCCTTTGCCCTGTCGTTAATCAATTTGTAACGTACACGGCTTTGCAAAATGTCAATACAACGCTTTGAAACTTCCGCTACTTCATCTACGAAATAATCTGTGATTTCAATCGAACCAAATCTCTGAAAGTCGGGGTCTGACGGCATATCTGCCAAGTCCATAAGTATCGTTTGGCTTCCGTTGTACCATTTAATAACGTGGTCTTGTCCATTGTATGTATAGTGAACGTTTGGTTTTAATCCGTGCAAAGTGCAAAGTTCAAAGAATGTTTGCATCGTTGACAAGCGCAACTTCTTTAATTCAGCACGACCGATTAAACCCTTTGTCCCTGGGTATTTTAGTCTTCGTTTTATTTGCCAATCGCAACCTAAAAAAGACTTACCACTAAATACACCGCCACCATACAATACCTGCGCAATGGGGCTGTCTATTGAAAGTAATTCCAATGCGTACTTTTGTTTGTCGTGGTAAATTATTTCGGGCATTATTTCACATTTATATTTTTCACCACTTTAATTTTCGGTTTGGTGAAGATTTTTAATATGTACAATTCAGCTTCTTCAATAGTTTCAAAAACCATATCGACATAAGTTCTGTAAATAGATTCAGTAACCCAACCGTACCACTTTTTTTGTTGCACCTTGTATATTGTTTTACCGCAATGTTCTTGCGAAACAATTCTTAATTTCTTCATTAAAATAATGTTAGTTGATTTTCAACAACAGGACAAAGTTCGTCTTGCAGTATTTGAACAATGCGGTCGTATTTCTTCGCGTCGTTGTTTTGCTTTACTTGGTGCAATAGCAATTCAAGACCAGCGTTGAACGCTTCGTCTTTTGTTTTATATACGCAATATTCAGCGTGGTAAATCAAAGGTTGCGACCAACCTTGATCCTGTCCTTTGAAACTAATTGAATAACTCCAATTTCCGTTTTGAACAATGGCTACATTGACCTGCGCTTCATAACCCTTTATACATTTGTAAGTGTAAAGAATTGGATTCTCGCAAACTCCGTGTTCGTTGAATATAAACTGACTCATTGCTTCGACAAATAAAGTTTATACAATTCTCGCAACCCTTCAAACTGAATTGATTCTTTCAGCAATTGTCTTTTTCGGTCACTCATTCTTTCAACCATTCCTTTACTTAATTGCTGTTCGTTGAAGACTGTCTTTCGTGCCTTCGCTTTGCAAAGGTTGTATTCTTCGTCTGTGAAGGTTTCAGCTGTTATACGCTTACTTTCTTCGAGCCAACGCATCATTGACACACCGCGCAATTCTAAGGTTGTCATTTTGCCTTGTTTGAAGCTGTCTATGTCTTCTTTCAACATTCGTCTCCAGCTATCGTCGTTCACCGCCATTTCGTTTTCTTTTATTAGTTCTGCTTTTTCCTCAATTGATTGCGCTATTTCACGCTGTATTTGTAGATTCGCTTTGTCGCGATGTGGTTTGTAGTGCGTCAACACGTCGCCAATAAACGACACGCTCAACGCACCGAAGTGTTCGCATTTCTTTGACAGTTCGTTTGCTGCGTTTAGTTCGAAGGCTAAGTTGAAGTGTTCAAACGTAACCCACCGAAAGTGTTTACCAATAAACTCGTGCAACATTTGCAACAGTTGCGCTTCGGGTAACGCTATTCCGTACATAGCGCAAACCTTTGAGCATAACTTAACGAACGTTGGCAGGTCGTAGTCGGCTACAAACGCGCTTTCTCTTTCCGCACGATCAACCCTTTGTGTAATGCTGAGCGTCGTTGTATATGCGTTGCGCAGCGTCTGAATCGAATTTTCCATTTTTGATTTTTGTGTTTTGGTTTGTTGTTGCGAATGTACTTAAATCCCACTTGCGAACGGCAGCTTTCCAATCTTTCATAGGGTTGCGTCCAACCTTCCAACCGTTTGCTTCGTAGTGTGCGTGGAATTTCTCGGTAAATTTAAGCGCGTCGTCGTTGCTTAATTTCTCACAAGCATATTCGTAGATTTCGACAACCGTTGGTTTGACGAATGCAGACTTCTTTTCTTTTATTGGTACTGGAAGTTGAACAGGTTGCGTTTGCGCTTTCAATAGTTCTTGTACTTGCGCTTCGAGAATCTCGATTCTCTTTTTTAGTTGTAGTATTAGCATCATTGTTTATTTTTTAATCGAACCAAAATTCTCCAGACGCTTTTGCAATCTGTTCCTTTTCCATTTGAAGTGCTTGTTTATATAAATCTTGAATAAGTTTATCGGTTAAATTTAAACTCTTATAGTTCTTTAACTTTTTGTAAAACCATTCAACAGCAGTTTGTTCTGTTTCCATAGTTATTCAGTATTCGTCCCTTTCCATATCTGCGTCTTCCTCTCGCGTACATTCGTAGCAAAGACCTATTTCGTCTTCAAATAGTTCCTGCACGTCGCTGTCGTCCCAGTCACGATATTTTCTGTTTGTTCTTTTGATTTCTTCAATGCGTTCTTCAATTTGGTCTGAATCGCAATAACGGCAATAGTCGCTCATACATTTTTGATTTTAAGGTTTATTTGATTTTAGATTTCTTTTTAAGTGCTAACTCTTTCTTGTATTCGATATGCTCGACAAACTTACTAAAAAATATCATTGGTTTAGCATAGCCTATCTCACTTAATAAATAACAGATGCGTTCAACGTTCGAACGATATTGTCTGTCCCACTCAACCTGCGCAGACGCTTGGTTGATTCCGTGCAGGATTGTAGCGTGGTCTTTCTTATATCGGTCGCCAACGTTTTTCAACGAAAGCAAATAGCAAGGACGAACCAAAAAGAAAATGATTTGTCTTGCGGTTACTATCTCGCGCTTTCTTGTTGGCGAATACAAAGCCTGTGAAGGAACTCCAAGAACTGAACACGTCACGTCTTCGAGCGCACTCCAGAACATATCTCTTTCGTTCTCCATTTCCTGTTGTTGCTTTATTTGATCCGCAGTTAACCTTTCATACTTTGGGATTATCATTGTCCAAAGCAATTCGAATCTTTCCATATGTCTCAAAGGAATCATCTCCGCAACCTCTTGTCGTATTTGCTCGTTAGTCATTTTCTTCGTTTATTAATTTGGTTGGTGTAAATGTGCTGAATACTTCTTCGCGTGACAAACCTGTGTGAAGGCAAATGTTGTTGAAGTCTTTGATTCTCATTCGCTCTGGATGTGCAACGTAAAGTCGTGCTGTTGGATCACTGATTCGAAGAACGTTCTTAAAGTTGTGCATCGTCTTGAATTGACTTTTGACGAGGCGTCCGAATGGGGTTGAATAGATTTGTTTGTTCATAAGTTAAAAAGAGATTTTACCACACGTTGAATGAAGTTCAATTGAGGTTGTTTTGCCTTAACCTTTTGCGTTGTTGGTTGTTTGGGTTTAGGTTGGTTGAAAAGATTTGTTTGTGTTTGTTTTTGAACTTGACGTTCCCAATTTGCCTTGTTGTATTTTTTTCTTTCAGCTAAAAACAAATCGTAACGCTCCGCACGAATACGTTCAACCGCTTTAAACGTTCCGTCTTTTTCTTTCCAATATAAACCTGCTGTTTTTAGAGGTGTTGCGTAAGCAATGCAAGTGTTCAAATTTGCTAACGCTTCAACTGGTGTTTGTCCTTCGTTTACTAATCTGCAAAATTCACGAAGTCTGTTAATGTCAAATGTTTTTCTTGTTTTCATTTTGTTTTTAATTGTATGGTTTTTGATTCGTTAAGTTAAAAAATAGGGGTTAATGTATGTTATAACCCCCATTATTCATTTAGAATGGTAGGTCGTCTTCGTCCTCTTGCGTTGGTTGAACTAACCCGCTCTTTTCAAGCATTGCTTTTGCTTTGTTCATTTGATCCGCAGAACGCTCCAACCGGTCAGAAAATTCTTTTGAAGAACTAACTTTGTTCTGCAACCACTCTGGAAGCATCTTGAAACGCAAGTCGAAGTCTTCGCTGTCGTAATCTAAAAGAAACGCTGCGTTCACCTGTGGTGGACAAGTCATTCCCTTCGCAAGTGGTGACGCTCCTTTCAAGTCTGCGTAAGTGCGTCCTGTGTTAGCTGTGCGGTGCATTACGCTCACCATTGCTTCCTTCCCAAGTAAAGTACCAATGTCGAATTTGTTCGCTTCTGCGTCCGACATTGCTTTTCCAAGCCACGATTGAACGAAGGCGCGTAAGCCACTCTTTTCGTGCATTGACAATGTGAAGTCGCGACCGATTGAGAACGGTTGTTCACCTTTGCCAAAGTCAGCTGTTTCCAATGGTAGTTCGAACACCAGACGAACCTTGTTAACGAGTTTTTCTTCGCCTTGGTAAGTGTCGACGATTGTTCCGATGTGAATGATTTGGTAGCAACGCGCTACGTGTGTACCTGCGGGAACTGTTTGTCCTCCGCCTCCGTTGTTTGTTTGTTGGGCAATGATGCTCATGTTGTTGTTATTTGTTTTGTTGTTTATATAAATTTCTAATTTGTTCGCGAGTTTCGCTTCTTCGTTCTGCCAGAACCATTCGTTCGCTGACATCTGCTCTTCCTCGCTTATTCGCTTGTAGTAACCCATTTTAATTAGAACCTGTGTAAGTTAAAATTCCGTCAGTTTCAAGCCATTCGTTCATAAGATTGTATTCTATTTTATTTTGCTCAATCATTACTTTGAAAACAGCTCCGTCTTCTCCGAGTACGGTAAGATAAACTTTTGAACGGTAACCATCCCAATATCCACTTTCTTCAATTGCCTTTTGATAGTCTTCAAAGAACTCATTGTCGTAAAACTTTCTTTCTCTTTTTGAGCCTATCGTTAGACCGTGACCGAACAAAAGGTGGTCTTCATATTTTTCTTTGAACCACTGAGGCAATTCGTGCGCTGGATTGTAGTTCGAAGTAATTGTACATCTGTATCCCATTAGATATGGTCTTGAAAGATTCGGTAGTCGAACTCGAAAGTAATTCCGTCTTTCTTTAAGCGGACGTAGTGAATGTCGAATAGCGGTTCGTCTTTGCGGAAGAAGCGGCCAAGAACATCGAAGTCGAAGGTGTTTCCTTTTTCGTCGGTGAACTGGCGACCTTCGTTCTCGTGAAACCAACCGTTCTCCTGTTCAAAGTTCTGTGCGATTACTTTGATTTCTTGGTTCAGACGCTCGACGTCGTCCATACTAAAGTGATAAGTGATTTTAGGATTGTACATTGATTTGATTTTTAGTGATTGCAAATGTATTCAATTAGTTGATCGTTCCAACGCGCTTCTGAAATTTTTTGACATTTCTCGATGTTCGCGCTAATCTCGTTGTGGCTGAGGTTGTAGGCTGACGCTGAGGAATAAACGCAAACAAAGTTAGATTTCTTTTGTTGGCTCTGGTAGTTCTTTGTAATTCGTTGAGCTAAATCTGTCGAGTACTCGTTCAAGTTCGTCAATTCTACTTTGACAAAACGTATCCCAAGCCAATGTTCCATTTCTCTTATCACCCCAATAATTTTGGGTGTGCATGATTGCATCAACGACGAGTTTAACATCTTCTTCAAATAAGAACGGAGTGATGTAATAGTGTTTTTCATTGTTCATTTGATTTTTGGGTTTTAGATTTCTTTTGATAGGATTACTTCTTCACGTGGAATGGCTGACTTAATTTTGTCGTAAGCGCGTACCGCTTCGTCGTAATCGTTGTACGACATATGAAACTCTCCGTTGACTACAATCTTGTAGTACATATCGGTCAGCGTTGTTTTTTGGATTAGTTCTACTTTCATTTTGTTTTCTTGTTTTGTGTTTAAAAAGTTATCGTTAATGTTGTCAAGGTCATTGAAAAATTCTTGAACTTTAAAACTTCCAGACCTTGTAAAAAAAATAGGGGTGTCTTTCATTTGCTTATGTGATTTGGGGTTTGTTCTAATTGTCTTGTTGATTCGTCGATTGATCCTGCGATTAACATTCCTGCGAATAGCATCGCGATAAAGAGTAAAGTTTTTTTCATTTGATTATTTGGTTTTAAGTAAATTGATTTGAACATCTATTAATTCTATTTCAATAAGTAGCATTTGCTG